CATGGTGGTAGGTGACGAACTACAGAAGACCCCAGTAAATGACGCTATTGGTACCTTGCGTGACAAACAGACATCACGAGCAGCCTTGACTGCGGAAGAGAGAGGAGCTGAAAAGCAGCTACTCAAACAAGCGAAATCAGAACGCAAGAAAAAACTAGCGGAAGGTAAGAATCCCGACTCAGCCGCCGAACCAGCCGCCGAGCCAGCCGCCGAACCAGCCGCCGAACCAGCCGCTGAACCAGAAGAAGCACCAAAAGCGAGGGTCGTAATCACCCCAGAGAAGGCCCAAAAGTTGTTCGCTACCGTTCACGGCGGACCATTCGATCCTAAGTCCCGTATGGACAAGCAGAAGATGGCCCAGATCGAAGAACTCGCCATGAAACTTGGTCCCGACGCCCTTGAATCCATGAGTCCGAACCAGTTCGCTCTGAGCATCTACCGCGACTACAACTACGTCTGATATGAATAAAGTGTATGGAGAAGCTGGTGATTCTGAAAGTGGTGGCGAAATGAGCCACGACATGCAGAAAGATCATGAAATGATCTACCAACAGCTCTGTAACATTATGGCCAACGCCAGCAAGCTGAAGGAGAGCTGCGCCTGCGGGTCTCCCCAGCTTGTTGAGGCGTGGGTTCAGAGTAAGATGACTCTGGCCAACGACTATCTGGACACGGTCCACGACTATGTAATCAATGGCGGTCACGGCGGGGCTGGACAAGATAAGTCTGGTAATGTAGGCTTCGTTGTCGCTGTAGAAAAGGCGATGACGAACGATGGCCGCAGCAATCCATAACATCCAAATCGCCACTGGCGAGGATTTCTTTTTCACGTTAACGGTCAGAGACGGCGCAGGCGAGGCTGTGGATGTGACAAGCGACAGCTTTGTCTCTCAGATCCGTCGTGGTAGTGGTAAGCCGCTTGTGGCGTCTTTCACTTGTTCTGTAACGGACGGCCCTGCTGGCGTCGTTGAGTGTGTCCTAACCGACGTTGAGACTAACAAGCTCGACGGATACACGTCCTATGATTGGGATCTCTTCCGGATTCAGGATGACGGCACAAAGACCCAGCTAATCTATGGTGAGGTTCGTGTAACTAACAAAATATCTAACGTATAATGGCTGTCGAAATTACTGAGACCCCGCGCCACACCCTTGCGGTGGATGGTATGGCTTGGACGATAACGATAGGACTAGAAGGACCAGCAGGACCAGCAGGACCAGCAGGACCAAACAGTGTCACCAGCTCGACAACAAGCGACGGCACTGCGGATCTCCACCTTGAGACTGTTAGCTTCAACACTTCCAACGGCGGGCCAACTGACACTGGGGAACTGGGCTGGGACAGCACCGATGGAACTCTTGACGCGATGCTGGAAAGCAGCACAAAACTAGCCATTGGCGAGGACAATCTGATCCGAGTCCGCAACACCAACGACGAAACAATCAACAAAGGTGATGCTCTGGTCTATGTTGGAACGAGCGGTGCGTCGGGTAGGCTGCGCGTTACAAAGTGGGTCGGGTCGGATGTGTCGAACATTCGGACGTTTCTTGGCTTCGCTGCTTGCGATATGTCGCACAATGCTGATGGATACTCGCAGTGGTTTGGTAAGCTGGACGGGATCAACACGACAGGAGGAGATGAGGACTGGGATGACGGCGATATTATCTATGCGGTCGGCGGGTCTTCGGCCACTATTACAAATGTTGAACCGACTGAAGGAGAGTATGTCGTAGCCGCTACTGCGGTGAATGCAAGTGGCGGAAGCTCAGGTATTTTGTTTGTTCGCCCGTCGTTTGTTCCCAGCAGGTCGTCATTGGGTCTGGGCACGTACGACACAGTTCAGTTTTCCAACCTCTCATTGATCAGCACCTTGTCGGCTCCCGCGATCCGCCAAAATAATGCTTCTACTATCTCATTCGCGACAGCTTCGCCACTTGAAGCTGATGTTGGTCAATACTTTACATGCACCAATGCATCGGGGTGTGTCATTTCTATTGCGACCGAATCCAATGGAGGTTGGTTGGCTGGCGACATCATCTACTATCGGCGGGGGTCAACAGCAGGCGAGTTGGAATTTGCACCAGCCGCCGGAGTGACAATTAATTACGAGGACGCTGCAAATGTGCCGCAGGGTGGGTTGTGCGCGATTAAGTATCTCGGAAGTGACACTTGGGACTTTATCTGATGGATCTGGCAACTGTCATAGCTAGTATCAGACGCAGGGTGACACCGGAGTCTATCGTTGCGGAGTTCGCTGCACGTTCTGGCGCGACGGATCTTGCCCGCATCACCGACCTTGTAGAATACATCAAAAACCAAGGTCTTTGGGATTCCACTGCCATTTACCCGATGAAGTCGGCGCAAAATGCGGGCAGTGGCGCGACGGTCTACGGACTCGGTGGACTCGGAGCTGACGACATGACGCTTGTGGGTTCTCCGACTTGGGGCGCGAGCGGGCTTGTTTTCAACGGCACGACTCAGGCGGGTCGAATCCCCGACTTCCTCGGGTCTGATTCCCTGACCGTGTTTGCGCGGGCCAATATCGACGCAACCGCGCATTCGGGTATTCAAGTCCTTTGGAGCCAATGGGACACTGGTGCAAATCTGCGTTCGCTCTATCTCTACCGCAACGGTAATACATCCGGCGACCCCCTTTTTTGCGGACGCGATGCGGTGGGATCATCACCAACCGGCTTTCCGGGCGGGGAGTATTACAACATTGGCACTCAGGGTACAGGATCTGACCGTTGCCATGTTTTTCAGGCTGTCGATGGCGGCGGGCTTTTTGCTTGGGACAACAAAACGGCACGGACGCTCACGCTTATCGGCGGCGGGTTTGTTGCCCAAACTGAAAAATTTGATAGTTCAGTCGATGTCACCATCGGAGCAAGCCTTAACAATAATGCCCTCGACCGATTCATGCCGATGACTGCCACCACGTTGCTGCATGTCGAGGCACCCCTTACCACAACCCAGAGGGAGGCGATCACGGATTTTGTCAACGCCCTGTAATTAAGACGGCAATAGCCCACACACAATACTTTAACACTCTATGACCAACAACATCGACAAACAATCCTTCGGGCGCGGCGGTGCCGTGTTTGAAGTAGGAACTGACGCAGTCACTGGAGACTTCTGCGCGATTCAAGTAATCGAAGAAGCTACTTTCAGTGCTATCACATGGGCAAATCTCGGTGGGGATACCTTTACAGGTAACGAAATCCCTGCTGGAACTGTCCTGTTCGGGCAAATCAGCGCGTTTACGCTTTCCGGCGGTAAGGTGCTGGCATACAAAGCTGTGTAATGGCCGTCAATCCGTCACCGCAACGTCAGAGTGTCGTTACGTTCCCTACGCCGAACGTAAGCGACATCCTGTTCTTTGAGACTGTCGATGCGGAGCGGATTGGCACGGATGTTCCGGAATACGGAACAAAGCATCCAGACCATAGTAAGTGGCCTGACCACCGCCTTGTCTATGTAGAGGCGGCTGATGATCAGAACCGCTACTACCGCTATTACTACGCCGCAGACCAGATCGAGCAGGACGACGACAACTGGTCGTTCTCCCAAGCCGACATCGGTGGCACGAAGTTTGATGCGGTCACTCGTGACTATGTAATCCGACGCAGCGAGTTCGATCCGGAAACGCCAGCAATGGGCAGCGTGATGCCTAATGTTCCGGAAGACAAGTTCGATGGCACCTACGTGCTGGCTGAACGTCGGCAGACGCCGATCAATGACAAGACGATCAACAGCCTCTATGTCATCGAGCAGCGGACATACGTCAAAAAGACCAGCAGCACAACCATAGGAGTAGATGACGTAAACGGTAAGCCGTTATTCAGCAAGTCTACACTTTTTTACGGTAATGAGGTAATCACCGGAACAACTACTGCATCAAGTCTTTTTGCTGACGTAGACAACGAGTATTGGGGGGTTCAGCCATCAGGCATAAAACGAGAAGGTAGACAACTCTCCAGTTCATGGTATGAAGTTACAGTCACTTCTATTATTGGGGGGCAGACCGAAGACTCTACCGATGGGCCTATTCTACTTGAATCTTATGGGACTTCAGTTAATTACACATGGCCCGCTGTCTTAGCTACAATACAAATTGATGAATGGATAAAAAGAGACGGGACGGAGACACGAATAACATCACCTGTCTTTGACAAGGAGAGGTATAGTGGTCCTTGCTCCGCTGTAATTACCCGTCACTGGAGGAAGACTCCACTGGGACTAAGTAGCCTTTTGGTTGATGAACCACCGCAACCATTACCAATCAACATCACGACTCCGTATTTTAGTGTCAACATACCCCCGACACTACATGTGGGTGATACCCTCTCTTTTACTAACGGATCTGACGACCCAGTTTACACAGCTACGGTTGCCAGCTTTCCCATAGCTGCGACAAACTTCACCGACTGGCAGAGTTTTGTCATATCTCATGAGCAGAAACCATTTCGAGGTGGTTACTTAGATGAAATGGTTACCGTATACCCCCCAACCACTAATTAGTTAAGGTTATGGCATTCCCATATTCTGATTCTACCGGCAATCGAGGAGCGTATGACATTAAAGGTGCTAGATCTGATGGCGCAGGTGCTAGCGGATTTCGTGACTACACACAGCAGTTTGACGAGCATAGACTCACAGACACAGAAATACCTAGCTCTACTGGCGGATTTACACAGGCTACACAGTTTCAGGTTTCCAGTGCAATATGGAACGATGGAACCAGCAAGTTTACGTGCGTCATCCGTGGGGGGTATTTGGTGGTGAGAAACCCTCAGTCTGGGGGTGAAGTGTTTGTAAGGGTTAAACCAAAAATCGGGGAGGGTGATGACGAGACCGAGCTTGGGCCAGATGAAACCGCAGAACTGTCCGTTGGTGCTGACGAGAAAATCTACCTAAAGTTTGAAACCGACTATAAGGACCAACTTACAGCGGAAGACCCACCAGATCCAGCACCGGACCCAGCACCACCTCCTGATTACAAAGTCGATATCGTCGTGCAAGGCGGTGATGAGGGCGGCACCCACTACCAGCCGCGCAGCCCTAATGATTCCGAGGGGGTAGACGGGGTTTATTATTACCTATTAGCAGAGCTAGAAGTTGACCCTGAAGATTCCGAGGCTGCCACGGTTAAACAGATCCAAGACGGCGGGCCTATCTACCACTCACCAAATTTGTGGGAGGGGGTAAATGTGGGTGGATTCGCGGGTGTTTATAAGCAGCGGAAAAGTTCCGACGACACCTTTGAGTTCCGCACGATCTACGGAAAATACGGTGTTGAGGCACGGGAGGCGGGCGATCAAGTGCAAGTTGATGTCACACCGGAGAACGTGGGACACGAACAAGCGAAACCAATTTGGGTTGAACCACGGGACGGTAATGGCGATATATACACTGACCCAGCGGACTACCCAAGCAGCAAGTTAAAGCTACGGAAGATCAAGGGTCTTGATAGCCCACAAATCAAGGTGCTGCTGGACCCGGTAAATGGAGAATTACCCGATGAAATAACGATTCGCGGGAATGAATTTAACGACCCTTTCCAAACCCAGCAAGGAACCTCTCTTATCGATTTTACAGACGGGTTGGCGGTTGACGTGAACGACGACATTGAGGAGGTCGAAGTGAAGGTCTGCGAGCATTCCAGCGGCAGTAACCCAACTGTGAAAACTTACAAATTCCTTGGCTGGGAGGTGGTCTAATGGCTTATCTGGTCGGACCAATCAAGGTAAATGGGACGCTGATGTGTTTGCGTCAGCTACCCATTGCGGGGACGGATAACTACCGCATGACACTCTCCGAGAAAACCCAGCCGGACCCCAACTCCCAGACAGCACCGACTGGAGAAGGGACTGTTGGTAATCCTTGGCGATTTGACGGTGGGGCAAATAACCAGTTTAACGGTGTAGTCTATGCCGGGATCAACTGTGTCAGCGAGTTTAGAGTCCACGTTACAGGCACCTATCAGGACGACGGCGGCGATTACAACGGGTTGACCATCACCCACAATGGCACTTTCGTGGCGGGGTCTGGTCACAATCTGTTTGGCGGCGGGTATTACGGCCAAGCAACTGGTCCGGGGCCGCAGGACATCAGCGAAACGGTGACGATTTCGGTGCCATCGGAGAGGCCATGCGGACACATTATCTACGCAGCCGCCAGTTGGCTGAGTTCAGCACCTGCGTCTGGACACTCAAACAATGAAAGCGATTTTACGGTGTGGATTGAGGCGGTGCCTTGAACCATCACTATGTATTTATCGTCCGAATCTATAGGGGGATGACCAAAGTGACCCCTTGCCGTAGTTGTGGTGACAAGTAACTACTCAGATCAAATAGTCGATATTTTGCACATCCCCCCAAAATCCGACGTTTTTAGCTAAAATACCACCCACTGGATCAGACATTGACTGACCCGCAGTTTTCCGATAGGGTCCGGCATGGCCGCCCTGACCGTGAAATCCGTCTCGAAATCCTTGTCTGGATACGTTAGGTCGGATCAGGACATCGTGGCAAAGCTGAATCTGGTAATGCCCCGCATTTACGCGATGGGTATGTGGCGCGACTTGCTGTTCGACTATCAGATTTCCACCACCAACGACTATTTCTCGCTACCCGAACACGCCGAAAGCCTACTGGGAGTGCTGCTACAGGACTCTCCGGTTGATGCCCAATCTCAGTGGCACGACTACCGGATCAGCGGCTACGCCAGTGACGGACCCTCGCCGCTCTATGGTGTGATTGACGATGGGTTCCACCCGACGAAGCAGCGATTTCCTTTCAAAGACTCGCGATTCAAACTCAAGGTTTTACCTATCCTCCCCCTGACTACCCTGCCAACTGAAGGTGAAGTGGTCGTCAGTTATCTACGAGACACCGACACTGACGGGGATTTGACTGATGAAGTGGATTCAGGCACCAGCCACACCTTCACGATGGGTGGGGAGACATCCATTTCTACGACCGACGAAAATGTCGCGTCTGTCACAGAAGTCCGATTCGACAGCCTACACCAGAAAGTCCGACTCGTCGCTGAGAATGTCAGTGACGCCACCGATCAATACACTCTGGCTGAGATGATTGGTGACGGCGTAGCTCGATACCGACGTTTCCGTTTCCAGAACAGCTCTGCTGCCACCAAAGACGTAAAGCTGCTTCTAAAACGCTCGTGGCAGCCATTGGTCTCAAAGAATGACATCATCTATCTAGGCAACCTGAACGCCATCAAGCACGGCTTATTGGGTATGTTGGCCGAAGACAACGCAGATTTGGAACGCGCCCAATACCACTGGACGATCTGCCAACAACTTTTGGATCAGGAACTCGACGCCGCACGCGGAGCCGCCAAACCGAAACTGAAGCTCAATCCCGCAGGTGCCGTGACCAACATCCCAAACATCCTTTAATATGGTTCCTCCTCTTCAACTTGGTCTTGGTATGGGCCTCCCCTTAAGCGGGGTTGTGCCGAACCCCTACCTCCTCAACCAGAACTTCCTTGACCCTACTCAATATAGGTCCGGTGGATGGTTGTTTAATTATCATAGTCGTAGCAGTGCGGCGACGGTGGTGGACGAGAATGGGTTGATTACTTATGCACCAGAAAACGCCCCCCGTCTCCAACATGACGCCAATGGTAATCCATTGGGTTACCTGCACGAACCGCAAGTAACAAATCTCTTAGCTGATCCGTTAAACCTAACACCGTGGAATCGCTCAAACTTTACTCAATCTCCCGACTCATACGATGATGTGATGGGGGGGACGACAGGTAAGTTAATCACACCAACCGCCTCAACAAATTACTTTTATCAAAATGCACCTGTCGAGGTGAATTCTAAGTACACAATAGAGATGTGGTTCCGCGTACCCGCAGGGAAAACAGCAATAGTTGCTCTGAGTGGCGGCGCAGCAGCGTTCCCAGACGATGGACGGACAGCGGGGTTTGATCTTACGAACGGCACGTTGTTTGGCTCTCACGAAAATGCTACCTCGACGATTAAATACTTCTCTCAGTTAAATGCATACCGATGTCGTGTGACGATTACGGCAAATACAACTCTTACATCATGTCCGATAGCATTCGGAATGCGTTCTGAAAACGCTACAGCTTTTAACGATAACACCACTCCGCTGACTGGTACCGAGCAGGTGATTTTCATGGGCGCGAACGCCACTAAATCGGCATCTGGATCGTCTTTCATCCCCACAGGTAACGGCGTTCGTCAGGCTGACACCGTTACTGGGTTCCCCATTGCTGACGGTAAAGACATCACGGTCTTGACCGTGCTTTACAACCTCAACCGATTGGTTGGCGGTCAATACGTTTGGCGATCCAATGACCACACATCAGGAATCAGAGTTAACGGAACAGACCGGAACGGAGTCAATCTGTTTGTTGATGGGACTTCTAGCTCATTCTGTGACTCCAACTCAGTAAACCCCGACGACAAGATTGGCTTCGGAGCGAGAATCTCTAGCTCCACTGACAATCGGGTGATCGGTGACGTAGCGGGGAATAGCTCACCTTCTGTTATTGATCTAACTAAGGCTCCTGATCTTGATTTCACGGACTGCGCTCTCGGAACAGAGGCAGATCGTAACTTCATCTATGAATCTTTCCGTGTATTCGGTCGTGGACTAAATAACCAATCGCTACAAAAAGAATTCTTGAAACTCTTGAATACATGATTGACCTTCTCCTCAAATGGCACGACCGCAACGCCGCTATCCAATGTGGTGTTGCTCTCGGATGCACGGCTCAGTCTGAGAACGACCCCGAAGTGATGGAAACCGCATACCGATTCGGAGTCATCGACCTCTCCGTCATCGGCCAACACTCCTACGTCATCGACGATTCCGATCCTGATAACCCTGTCGTCAACACGCTCGACGGGTGGTGGGTCTTGGCTCGCGTCCCATCGGGATTTGATCTCGCAGGTAGCCTCTCACCAATTCCCGAAAACATCCAGCCTGAGATCGTGTGGTCGTCAGATATGACCGACGACGAGGATAACCCCATCCCGCGACCACCAATCTCCGAAGCCCCAACCCACCAATGGCTTTGAGTAGGTATTTAATCCAGTTTCAGCCATGAGCCACTTACCCCCACCCTTAGCCGGAATCTTTGCTTCTGCTGGTAGTATCGTCACCAGCTTTCAGGTTCATCTCGACTGGTCGGTGCGTTTTGCTGGTTCGGTCATATTTCTGCTGATCGCAATTCTTTCGCTCGTGAGAGCCTTCCGTGAGTTCCGTAACAAGTAACACCAATCCTATGAGTATTATTAACTACATCATCGAAAACGCTGACAAGCTGATCAGTGCCGCTACCGCCGTAGTCGCCGCCGCGTCTGCTATTTGTGCAATGACCCCGACCCCGAAAGACGATTCAATCGTCGCCAAGGCATACAAGGTCATTGAGTGGCTCGCGCTCAACGTCGGTCAAGCCAAGAAGTGATCAAGCTACTGACTGCCGCTTTGCGAGCTTACATTGAGTTTGTAGGCTCGCGACAGCGGCGACTCATGTATGACATCGAAGATGAGATGGATCGCCTTGCTGACGACGGTTCTCCTGCTGCCAAGCTGCGGCTGGAGCGGCTGGCGCAGCGACGAGCAGTTGAACGACTCCGCGCTCTACGATCCTCCGACTGTGACGATGCTTGACGGGGTCACATACCAGTTCAAGGAAGGAAATGTTATCGGGCGCGGTCAGAGATTTCACAGTCACTACAGCTACAAACGAGCAATCATCATTGGATCTAAATGAGCTTTTTTTACTTCATAAGAAAACTTTTCTGTAAAAAGGGGGAACGACCTGATAACGATTGCCCCCACGTCGCCATCGGTGTTGGTCATAGCCGCATTGGCGATACCGGAGCCAGATCCGTCGGTGGTGTTTCAGAGTGGGTTTACAATGACTCTGTGGCGCACCACCTTAAAACGAAACTAGAGCAGCGTGGTATTCGGGCGACGGTGTTCAAGCACTACCCCAAAAAGTCTTATGGTTCGGCCATGCGGTGGCTCGCCAAAGCAATAAAATCCGCTGGGTGCGATATTTGTATTGAACTACACTTCAATTCTGCCTCACAGGGTGCGGCAGGTTTTGAATACCTTTTCCTTAATGGCAGTATGAATGGTCGTCGTCTGGCCAAGAGCATACACTTCTCTCATAGCAGCCACTATATCACACAAAAGGATCGGGGGGTAAAGCCTCTCGTCTACGGAGATAATGGCCACGCTTTCGTAAAGAAGACTCCTGTTCCTGCCGTTATCTGCGAGCCGTTCTTTGGCAGCAATTTCGGAGAGTGGAACACTTTTCAGAATGCGACAAAGGAGCTGGCGACAGTTTACGCTAACGGGATCGAGGACTATTTTGAACTATTTTAATTATGTCTGAACAACTTATAGAGCGGGAAGGCAAAAACCCCATCGACTTGGCGGCGGCGAGCGAGCTTATTGCTAGTTACGAAGGTTTTGTAGAGAAGCCTTACCGAGATTCTAAAGGTAAATGGACAATCGGATTCGGACACCTGATTGGTGATGGTAGCGACGCTGCGTATAAGAAGTCCCCGTTTTACACGGGTAAAACCAAAATGGGTCGTAGCGGTGTTGCTGGTCAAGCTGATCTAGCCGGAAAATCAATTAGCAGAGACGCGGCTAAGAAGCTAATGATGGCGGAAATCGCTAAGAAAGCTCAGAAGGCATTGGAAGACGATCAGATTGGTGAGACGCTCTTCGACTTATCACCACCAGTCCGCCATGAGATTCTGTCGTCTTATTATCGGGGCGGCTTATCTGGATCTCCGAAGGCGAAGAAACTTATACGGGAAGGCAAGCTGGCAGAAGCCGCC